AAGATAAGATTTTAGGTAAGAGTGAAGCTGATAAGAAATTTGCTAGCATGTCGTCAATAGATAAGGCTTCCCGTATTATGGAAAACCCTAACCTATTTAACCCCTACTTAAAGCGTGGTTTAATTACTGACGATGTAATGCTTAACTTAATAAATAATGGGTTCAAACAAACTAACTAACC